AAATGGGTATTCGCGTTTTATAAAAGAGTTAGAAAGATGTAGATCTATTGGTTGTTTTCTTTATATAGTTACAGAAACAGCTTTTGATGATATGTGGGCCACTAATAAAAAAGGCTTCAAGAAGTTTAAACTAGATTATGTTTATCATCAGATGCGTTCTATACAATCTGAGTATACTGATTGCTGTCAATTTGTGTTTAGTGGCTCTAGAGAGAAAAGCGAGGAGCTTATACCCAAAATCCTTGTTTTAGGAAAGAAGTTATGGAAAGTAGACCTTCAATATTTTTGGGACAAAGAAATTAAAAAAGATGGCTTGGGAAACAGGAAAACAGAAGCTCCACAGAGAGTACAAGGATATAAACAAACTCATTCTAGAAAAAGAGGGGTATTTAGAAGAAACGGAAGCTAAGATCCTTCTTTATAAATTTTTTAGGGAGAATCCTTCTTTTGCTTGTGAATTACTCACAGGGGTAAAATTATTCCCTTTCCAGCATATGGCTATCAAGTCCATGATGGAGTCCGATTACTTTTTGGGGATCTGGAGTCGCGGAATGTCCAAAAGCTTCTCTACAGGCGTTTTCGCGCTATTAGACGCTATTTTTAATCAGGGTGTTCAAATAGGTATTATATCAAAGTCTTTTCGACAATCTAAAATGATTTTTAAAAAGATAGAAGATATTGCTAAAAGCCCCAAAGCAACATTCTTTGCTCAGTGTATCACTCGCACATCTAAAATGAATGATGAATGGGTGATGGAGATAGGTCGGAGCAGCATAAGAGCGTTACCTTTAGGTGACGGAGAAAAGTTGAGGGGTTTTCGTTTCCAGAGGATGATCATTGACGAATTATTGTTGATGCCTGAAAAAATTTACAATGAGGTCATTATACCTTTTTTGTCTGTTGTGGAGAATCCTACTGAGAGACAGGAGGTCTACGATCTAGAGACTAAGATGATAGAGCAGGGTAAAATGAAGGAAGAAGAAAGAAAACGGTGGCCAAACAACAAAATCATTGGTTTATCTTCTGCCTCTTATAAATTTGAATATCTTTATAAAATATATCAAAAATACGAATCTTTAATATTAAATGAGAACAATCAAGATGGAGCGCATAGAACGATAATGCATTTTAGTTATGATTGTGCGCCAGAACAACTTTATGATCAGAGCTTAATCAACCAATCTAAATCAACAATGAGTCAATCTCAGTTTGATCGAGAGTTTGGAGCTATTTTCACTGATGATAGCTCAGGATACTTTAAGGTGAGTAAGATGGCTAATTGTACTGTACCTGACGGTGAGGGCCAATCTGTGGAAGTTATAGGCAATCCTAGAGATGAATATATATTAGCTTTTGACCCATCGTGGTCTGAAAGTGAAAGTTCTGATGATTTTGCGATGATGCTTATAAAACTGAACAAGCAAACTAAAAAAGGCACAATAGTCCACAGTTACGCTCTATCAGGAGCCAGCTTAAAAACCCACATAAAATATATGGTTTATGTGCTTACTCATTTTAATATATCTGCAGTAGTTGGTGATTACAACGGAGGTGTCCAATTTATCAATTCTTGTAATGAGAGCGATATATTTAAAAAGAAAAATCTTAATTTAGGAGTGATAGAGGCTGATCTGGACAAATCTAAAGACTATAATAAAAATCTACGGAGGCTTAAGAATCAATATAACAAATCAGATAAAAAATTCGTATTCTTGAGAAAGCCGACATCAGCTTGGATTAGATTAGCTAACGAATCTTTACAATCAGCTTTCGATCACAAACGGATATTCTTCGCTGGTGCAGCTATGAATGATGATTATAACAATCAAAGAAAGTCTAGAGTCCCAATCGAGCAGTTAAAATTCATAAGGAATGATCAAAATGAAAAAGGGCCAAAAGGGGCTAGAATGATTGATTTTGTAGAACACCAAAGAGATATGATGGATTTAATCAAAGTGCAGTGTGCTATGGTTCAAATCACGACATCTTCACAAGGTACGCAAAGCTTCGACCTTCCACCTAACCTCAGAAAGCAAACTGGTGCAGACAAAGCCCGTAAAGACTCTTATTCTGCTTTAGTGCTAGGTAACTGGATGATGAATGTGGTTTATGATATGGAATCAGATGATATTTCAGATCAACAGAATACCTTCACCCCAATGTTTATTTCTTAACTTTTAAAAGTTGAAAGTTAACTTTGAAGTGTAAGATCATTTATATCTCATGTCCAAAAGAAAATATACCAAGCGTTCTGAATATTGGAAGAAGTTTAACATTTCTGACCACCCATCTCATGCTAGCGAAACGAGTGAGGAGACCTCACCAGATCTACTAGGTGAACCTTTCTACACTTCAGACGCTTCATATAGTGGGATCTCTGAAGCCAGAAGGCAGGAGGCATCCACAAGCGGATTTTCAGGATCTAGGACCAATCGTTCTGCTTATACGAACTTACACAACCGTTACTCTAGCATTCGTTCAGGATTGTTGCCATATGAGTACTCTACTGAAGGGGTAACTTGTCGGGACGCTATCGAACTATGCCAAAAAGCTTATTGCAATGTAGCTGTCTTTAGGAACGCTATAGATATTATGTCGGAGTTCACTAACACCGATATTTACTTAGAAGGGGGATCTAAAAAGAGTCGAGAGTTCTTCTATGAATGGTTTAAAAAAGTAAACATCATAGCTCTTAAAGATCAATATTTTAGAGAATATTATCGAAGCGGGAATGTCTTTCTTTATCGTATTGACGGCAAGTTCAAAGCTGATGACTATGCTCGATTAATTAATCAAGTAGGTAATATCGGGGCTTCTGACAATAAGATCCCATTGAAGTATATTTTACTCAACCCGTATGATGTTATAGCTAAGAGGGCTACGACTTTCACTTACGGAGGGGTATATCAGAAGGTTTTGTCTGAATATGAGTTAGCTAGGTTAGCTAACCCACAAACAGAAGAAGATATCTCTATTTTTAATGCCTTAGATGATGAGATCAAAGAGTCTATTCAAACAGGATCTTTTTCCAAAAAAGGTATAAGTATAGACCTAGACCCTCAGAGACTTTCTTTCTCTTTCTACAAAAAACAAGATTACGAACCTTTTGCTGTGCCATTTGGTTTTCCTGTTCTAGATGATATCAATGCTAAGCTTGAATTAAAAAAGATGGACCAATCCATCACACGCACTGTAGAGAATGTTATTTTGCTCATTACTATGGGAGCAGACCCAGATAAGGGTGGGGTTAACCCAAACAACATGGCTGCGATGCAGAACCTATTCAAAAATGAAAGCGTAGGTAGAGTTTTAGTATCGGACTATACAACTAAGGCTGAATTTGTTATACCTGAGCTGAACTTAGTTCTTGGCCCTGAAAAGTATCAGATCCTAAATGAAGACATAAAACAAGGCTTACAAAACATTGTGGTTGGAGAAGAAAAGTTCAACTCCACTCAAGTTAAAGCCCAAATATTCATTGATAGACTGCAAGAGTCTCGGCATGGATTTTTAAATGATTTTTTAAATAAAGAAATCAAGAGAATAGCTAAAGGTCTAGGCTTCCGCTCTTGGCCTGAAGCTAAGATGAAGGATATTGACATGAGGGATGAGGTTCAACTTATGAGAGCTTCTACTCGACTCATGGAGTTGGGGATCATTACTCCTAAGCAGGGGATGGAAATGTTCCACAATGGAAAGTTCCCAGATCCTGATAAATTAGAGCCAGCTCAAAAAGAATTTCTTGAAGAGCGTGAAAAGGGGCATTTCAACCCCTTAGTTGGTGGAGTCCCTGTATTCGATCCTTCAGGCAGTCCATCAGGCCCGAGAAAAGAAAGTGGTAGGCCAGAGGGAACTACTGGTATCCCTTTAGCTAATGCTACTTACTCCAGAGCTAATATCCAAGAAACAATCTATTCTATAGATAGTTTTATACACGACTCTAAGGCAAAAATGGCTTCTCATTTAAAAGTAGAAGAGCTTAATAAATCTCAAGAAGAGATGCTCTCAACTCTTTGTGAATCTATAGTATGTTCACAGAATAAAGAATCTTGGGACGAAACCCTTGAATCATGTGTAAAAGATTTTAATAAAATAGAGGATTTAGATACTCTAAGGGAAGTTTTAGATATATCATCTGAGCATTCCTTGGAGACTTACCCTGCAGCAATTCTATATCACAGTCATGAAAAACAATTTTAAATATACAGAAAACGGTATCGAAGTCGATGTATCTGAAGCAATGCATTGCGAAGATAAAAATAAAGAGAGTCAATCTAAAAAGAAAAAATATTCTAGTTATGGTTCTCCAGATGTCGATAAGCACTATTTTGATTCTAAAGACAAGGCTTTGGCTGACGCTAAGAAAATGGGGCTTACTGGTATCCATTCTCATAAAGGTAAAGATGGAAAAGTTGTCTATATGGCTGGCCCCGATCACGCATCGTTTATGAAGAAGCATAAAGAGATGATAAAAGAATCTGAAGCTGGTATGTCTCCAAAACAAAAAGCCGCTCTTGATAAGAACAAAGATGGCAAGGTAACCAAGGAGGATTTTGAACTTTTACGCAAAAAAGGTAAAAAGTCAGAAAGCAAAGAGGAGAAACCTAAAAAAAGCTACGCTAACCTTTTAACAGATATAGCTAACAAAAAAGACTCTGAATAAATATGGATTACAAATATACTGCGACTTTCGAGGCTCCGCTGTTATCTTGTGAGATAAATAAAGCTTCGTTGATATCAGAGGCTTCTTTGAAAAATCTAGAGCCTCTAATACCAAAAGAAATAGACTACAATGAAAATGTAGACCTTATGGGTGTAGCTTTTAATGCTGCCGTCATTAACCAATTTAATAAAAATGGTGATGGGATGGATGCAGCCACAGCTGTTAAATACACTAATAAATTTATTCATAAACCTACCAATATCGAGCATGATAAACAAAAGGTTGTGGGCCATATTGTTTCAGCTGGTTACAGTGATTATAAATCCAGCAAACTCATAGAAGAGGAGACTGCTGCTTCCATGAAAGAACCTTTCAACATAGCTTTGGGAGCTGTTCTTTATAAGACTATAAACTCTAGTTTTACTAACCTAGTAGAAAAATCATTAGACGAGAATAGTAAACAATTCCAAAAAGTTTCAGCCAGCTGGGAAGTTGGATTTAATGATTATGTTTTAGCGGTTGGAAGCGATGAATTGAGTAAAGCCCGTATCGTTTCTGATCCTGAAGAAATAGCAGAAATGCAGGGATTTTTGAGGAGCTATGGAGGGAATGGAAAAACTGATAAGGGGGAGACTATCAATAGGCTTATTAAGGGTGACATTTATCCACTGGGGATTGCTTACACTTTAAATCCAGCCGCAGATGTTAAGGGTTTATATGCTCCTTCTGAAGAAACTAAAAAAGTTTTTATATCTGATAAAAGGGATAAAATTTCACAAAACAGTAATTTAAATGTAAACAACGAAAAGAACATTATTGATATGGAACTTGAAAAAACTCTAAAT